TAATGCCTCTTGGGCATTGACCAGGGCTTCTGAATCACCGGATTCGTAGGCCAGCTTGTACTGGCGTTTGGCGGTTTCCACCTCATTGGCCACTACTTTTTTGGCTTGTTCTATCAGCGCGTTTTGGTTCTGGTTAACAGAGCCTTTTAAGCGATTATTTTCTTCGGCCAGTGCTTGGGCAAAACGCAACGCTTCATCTTTTTCCCGTTGAGCCGCCTCTTTAGCCCGTCGCTCTTCGTGGTAGCCCTTGGTGAAATGCTTGATGCGCTTTTGGACGCCTTCGTCGTATTTGGTCAGCTCATCTTCCGCAAACTCTTTAGGCGGTTCAGCCATAGGGGTGCGGCCACGGTCAGCTATGGGCGTGTCATCTACTACTTCTATTTCTGGATCCGCTTCCGGCTCCACAACTTTGCCGCCTTTTCGGGCGTTAACTTCCACCTCATCGGGAAATTCAAATTCTGTTTTTTCAACTTCTGCCATGATTGCTCCTTAATTTGGACGTTGGATACCACGAGGGTCTTGCACAACCGCCTGAACGGAATCATCATTAATCAGGCGCCATTCGGTGCCATGAATTTTCATGCGGGTTCCAGTGTTAGGACGTACTAACACAAAGTCACCCACTTTGCAGCTGGGCCCAGATGGAAATCTGGCTGCATCTTTAAATGCATCAGGGCCAATCTTGGCAACAAACAGCACGGGGGATAGAAGCTCCTCATGGTGCATTGCTGTGGCGGATTTTAAAATCCCTGTTTCGCTAAACTCTTCTTCTGCCTTGGGCAACATACACAAGATATGGTATGTAGCCGGGTCCGGCACCTGCTTGGCCTTCTCTTCCGTGGATGTATTTAGCAATCCGGAAAGATCTACGGCTTTCACATCAAATTCAGTCATCGTCATAATCCTTAATTTTTCGCACAAGGTCAGCAATTTCCATCTGTGCGGTTTGCAGACCTCGGATAGTTCCGCACAGTTCTTTGTAATGCTCGTGGGATTTAGCTCCACCAGCACTAACAACATCGACCACCTGCTGTACCTGGTCTTGCAGTTTGCCGTTCAAGATATCAAGCAGTTTGTGATCCATCATTCATCCTTTGACGTATTTTGGTTGTTAACGTTTTCAGCAGCCCTCGCTGCTTGGCGCATTTTCATAGCGTGTGCCTGATCTGCGTGAGACAACTTCTGCGCATGCACTTGACCGCCGTGGGCCATAGCTTGTTGCTGCGTTTGTTGCTGTTGCTGAGCAGCTTGCTGTTGCTGGGCCTGGGCTTGTTGAAGCTCCATCTGTTTAGCGGCTATTTCTAAACCATGCAATTCTTGGGCTTGCATAATTTCTTGCTGCAAACGCATGGCCGCCATAGCTGGGTCTTCACCAGTTTTTGCCGCATTTTCGCGAGCTTTGAGAGATAACTCTTCAGCTTTCAGTTGTAAATCGCCCTTGACTTTGAGCAACTTGGTTTCGGCATCTTGTTTGCGAATAGCCAATTCTGCCTGTTGCATTTGTACAACGGGGTCTTGTGCCATCTGTTGAGCTTGCTGTTGTTGTACCTGACCTTTGCTCTGGGCCAACAATTGCGTAGAAGCTTGGGCCACCAAACGGGAAAGAATTAATTCTGACTCTTCTGGCAAATCTGAATCTGGCGCCGGCATTGGAACACCTAACTGTTCTTCCACTTTCTTGCGGTAAGCAAAAGCCAGGTGTTCTGCAATGTGGGCCTGAATCTCGGCCATCATCTTCTGGGCCATTGGGTTCTGGCCAATCTGCGCCATCAAAAGCGGGTCTTGCATCATGCTTACGTGAACAGCAATGTGTGCGTCGTGGTCTTGGTAGATGAAAGCTTTTGTAGGCTCGCCGTTTAGGAAAGCCATGTTCTCGCTCACGGGGTCGCGCGGCTTCATGTCGTCTTCCACTGGTACCAACTTGTCAGCATTCTTAATACCCAGCACTTCTATCATCTGTCTGTGTAGAACAGGCAAGTTGTAAATCTGGGGAGCTTGCTGCGCCAGTTGGATAACAGCCTGGTACTGCATGATCCGCTGAGCCATCGTGGAACTATTCGGATCCGACACGGGAATAACATCCACCATGTCGTAGTCTTCCCGCTTGGCCATGCGGTCTCCGCTAGATGGATCAAACTCATATTCACCTGGCGTGTTATCACGAATGATGACTCGCAGCAGTTTAAATTCCTGCTTCATAGAATAGTGAACGCGCGCCTGGACGGCAGACATGTTCTTGAGCTGGCGCTCTAGCAGTGCTAAAGTGGTACCAACCGGGGCGTTAGCCGACATATCAGACACTTGCATATCTGCAATCGAGCCTAAACGTCTACCTTCTTGGGTGATTTTGTCCAGCAATAACGACAAAACCTGGCTCGGTTCTTTGTACGGCAACATCATAATGCTGTCGCTAACCCTGCCAGCAGGCACATCTACGTCCCTAAATTCGCCGGGACTGATGGGTGTATCGTCCCCTTTTATGCGTAAACCGCGGGATTTTAGGCCTCCAGGCAGGTTAGAAAGCGTACCAGCGTCCACTAATTGGCGCAAAATGGACGTTCCAGCCCGTGCATAGCCACCAATTAGGTGAATTAAACCCAATCCATACGCGCCAAAGCCAGGAACATACGTATATTGGACAAAATGCTGGCGCTTTAGCTTGCGATTATCGTCTTCTGACCAGTTTCTACGGATAGAAAGCACCTCTGTCGTGCCACGGTCAATCGTAATCACATAAGGTAGAGCGATTCCATCTTCATCTTCGTACCCTGGCAGGTCATAATCAATATGAACTTCCAAAATCTGGTACCGGTCGTCATCAGTTAGGCTATATCCCTGGTCTTCGGCCTTCTTTTTCTCTACATCGGTATGAATCGTGACCGGTTCACCCAGTTCTACATCACGATAGAAGCCAGAAACCTGTAATTTCTTAATATCATTCTTCGTTTTGCGCATTACGTGGGTTACACGCTCGGCATTGATGACGCTAGAGGCGCCATAGGGAATAATAAAATCTTCAGCAGGGATAAAAATAGCTACTTGACGCTGATACGACGGGTCAAAATAAACTTTCTTAAACGCAGCGCCAGCTAAACCCAATGAATAAAGCATTCTTTCATGCTCGGGCCTGTATTCAGGCATCGCTTCCGTTAGCTGGAAGTTCATATCTTCCCGAACACGCTCGGCCGCGTCTTCTTTTAGCTTATCAATAGCGCCAATGATTTCTGTTTTAACAGGACCCTGGGCTGGAAACGTTTCCAAAATTGTTTCTGATTGAAACCGTACAGCAGCTTCGGTCAGAATAGTAGAAAACACACCGCAAGCACCATTCCACGGCTCGGTTCTTTCTTCGTATTTCATGCCCAGGACATCTAGTCCTTTGACATACATTTCTACCCATTCTTTTCTGGAGTTAATATCCGCGTCCACCATTTCAATGATGTCGCTGGCTATCCCTGCCAATGTACCTTTGTCAATAACTTCGGCCAGGTTTTCATCAAAGCCGCCGTCTTCAGTATCCGGCAGTAATTCAATTTCCATCCCGTCCATGCCAATACGAACACCTTCAGGATTTTCAATTTCAATTTCCATTACGGGTTCTGAATCACCCACTAATGACTCTAATCCCAATGGGGCCTGGCTTAAAGATTGTTCAATCATGTTTGACCTTAATAGTAAACCGCTTTGCGGCGAAAGCTCTGCAGCTCTTCACGTTCATCAGAATCCAAACGCAAAAACCCGCCCTGCCTGAATCTTATCAGCGCTTGGGTACTTGAGTCCACCAAATCATCATGCTCGCCATTGGGGAAAGACGCCATCTGCTCTATCACTTCACTGGCCCATCTTGTCTCAGGCGCCCATACTTTGCCCGATCTAAACAAATCCGTTACCGAATTTAATCGCACAAATTTATCATTACCCCGGCTAGGTGTGTATTCACTCACCAACATTCCCATAGACCGAAGCTCAAACACCAACGGCGCCCCAGCAGCTTTAGCTTCAATGATACAAGCGTCCGGCTCCCACTCCCTGTAGTTTGCCATCGCTTTTTCTTTCAGCTCTGGAAATTCCATTCGTTTCTGAAACGCATCTAGCAAAATCACATTTACATCATTGGGGTCGTCGTTCATGTGAAAAACCCCCCATGTCGTACAGGCCGAATAGTCCGAACGCTCATTCTTCGTAAAAGCCGTGTCCCAGCTCTGAATGATAAATTCACATCTAGGTGGATCTTCTGGCTCCCACATCTTCCACCATTCTCTTTTTACCAAAGCACCTTCTTCTCCAGTAGGAGCTTGTTGGTACTGAGCATTCCATTTAGACGGGGGTAGTTCTTCCCGTAATGCCTCTAATTCTTTGGCCGACCAGAACTCAGGCCACAACGGATTTCCACTGGGCATAATCGCGGGAAACTCCACAACTTCCCATTCCCCCAAAGAATCCCGCATCTGGGCGTCTTTTAAAACTCGGCCGGTTAAATCTCTTTCCGCCCAACGGGTCATCACCACAACAATCGCCCCACCCGGCTGTAAACGTTGCCGAGGTCCAGAGGTATACCACTCATACGTTTTATCAAAAACGCTCGGGTCCCCAGCCGCTTCCTGTTCAGAATGCGGGTCGTCAATAATCAATAGGTCAGCACCTTTACCGGTAACAGTTCCCCCCACACCGATAGCAAAGTATTCCCCATTCTGATTAGTCGCCCACCGGCCGGCGCTTTTACTATCTTGTCTCAAAGCTACGCCAGGGAATACACGGGCATACTGTTCACTGTCCACCAAGTTACGAACCTTCCGGCCAAAGTTAACCGCCAGGTCCGACGTATTAGATGTCTGGATAATTTTTTTATTCGGGTACCTACCCAGGAACCATGAAGGTAATAGGTAGGACGCAAACTCAGATTTCGTATGCCGCGGCGGCATATTGATGATTAATCTTTTAAGTGTTCCATTGGCTATAGCTTCAAACTTCTTCGCCATCACCGCATGATGTCTACCATGTACAAACCCTGGCCACATCATCCGCACATAATTCATAAACCCGCTCTGAGCTTTCTCCCGCTCCAAAGCCAAACGATAATCCTCCACGGCGTTATAAAACACCTCCCGCTCCTCTTCAGGAAGCGTCGCCATCAAAGCATCTAACTTATCACTCATTCTAAATTCTTGAAATTAATGTACACCGGCCGAATTGATCTTCCACTTTTGCGCAATTTCTTCAACACCCCTTTGGCCACCAATCTATCCACAATCTCTAACGTATTCCCCAATCCGCTTCTTCCACTTTGATACGCTATATCCCTCACAGACGGACTGTATCCATATCTCTTCCACCATTCATCCACAATCAAAAACACTTCCCTTTGAGCCGGCGTCATCTCAACCTCCATACATTGCTCATACGTAAAA